ATGCTACAAGTTTTCCGGCATCTTTTGATGCTACAGGGTTTTCAGTACCTTTTGATGCTACTGTTTTTCCAGTATCTTTTGATGCTACAGGGTTTTCAGTACCTTTTGATGCTACTGTTTTTCCAGTATCTTTTGATGCTACAGGGTTTTCAGTACCTTTTGATGCTACTGTTTTTCCAGTATCTTTTGATGCTTGTTTATCCGTTTCATTTTGTTTATTCTTTTTTTGGTAATCTTTAAGTATAACACTAGCATTTTCTTGTCTTTGAGGTTGCACTTTATTTTTTGGGTTTTCGAACTCGGCAAGTACCAATTGTGTTGCATCATCTAAATTGGTCATGTTTTTTAATTTTGCACCTGTATTTGCTGCTACACCTGATGTTAATTCTTTATGAACATAAGCTAATTGTATTTCAAGAGGAATTTCTTTTATAGTTTTATATTGTGGATATTCTGCTAAAAAAGCATCTTTTCTTGTTTTATTCCATTGAGCTATACCCCATGATCCTCCACCTTTTGGATCTTCTCCTTTACTCATATTTACACTTTTAGGATCTACACCACTTTCTTGCATTAAATTACCAACAATTGCAGCAGATTGTACTTCACTCCAACCTTGTTTAACAAAATAATTCATAGCTATTTTTGCGTTTCCGTTTAAAGTTACCGGTTTAACTCCATCTGAATCTTTGATTTCTTGGATTACCTTTTCCGGGGCACCTGTACCAGCACCTTTACCGTTACCTTTAACATTATTTGCAATAAATGTTGTTAATGTTTCTTGAGAATTTAGATAATCTTTACCTTTTTTTAATTTACTAATAAACTTGAATTTTGCCCTATCTTCAATACTGTAGTTTCTGTCTTTTGCTAATATATCTAATTCAGGTATACTTAATGAACCGATGATATTCCAATCTTTTACAGTATCTTTAGTGAAAAAATTTGTCTGAATACTGCCACTTTCTTGTAATTTTTGTTTTAATAATTCCTCATTTTGACTTTTATTATTTCCGAGTCCAAACGATAATTTATTCCACCAATTCATATTTTCACTATTTCCACCTGCTTCATCTATTTCGGCATCAAATGAATTAGCAAATGAATAAGCAGCACCTCCAGCAACAGCTGCAATACCTGCTATTGCTAAAGGTAAAGCAAATGGACCCCCTGCCCCAATAAGACTTTCTCCGGCTGCTAATGCACCATCCATTGCAAATAACGCAGACATTCTTTTACTTGTTCTTTTATGTCTACCAATATTTTGCTTATGTCGTTTCTCGTTTTGTGCATTTATTTTATCTTGATCTTTGGATTTTTTATTTTGTGCTGCTTCTTTTTTCTTTTCTTCTTCTTTTTTTCTTTTCTTTTCATCTGTGTCTTTAGATGGAATATATCTTCTTCTACCTATAAAATTAAAATCTGTATCACCGTTCTCAATAAACATATTAGTTATTATATTTTGAACGGATTTTGATTCTTCTTTTTTAGCTTCTGGAGTTTCTCTTTTTTTAATAGATGTATCTTGTTCGTCATACATATCTTGTTGAATTTTTGAAATAACATTAAGAATTTTATTATTAGTTATTAATAATTTTTTAGAATCTGTTGAATTTTCAACGTGATTTGATTGATTAATAACATTACCCAATGCGCTAAAAGGAGATGTGGAATCTATGTTGCCTTCGTATTGGTCTATACTTTTTGGTATATTGCTATCCGGTTTATCATAATTCATTTTTTATTCTCCTCGTTAGTTTTATTTAATAAACTAATTAATATTTGTCTTTCAAACGGATACATTGTATCTATATCTTGTTTCGTGTATTTACTTCCATATACAAAATCATTATATAGTTTATATATTGAACTTAATGTTTCTTCACTCATATTATCTATTATAAAATCATCATCTTTATTTAAATTTATTAAATTATTTTTTTTACATTTTTGACACGTAACAGGGAATTTAAAGTTAAATTTAGTAACAGAATTTTGAACTTCTTTAAATATTTTACTATATTCGTCTAATTCTAAATCATCAACATTTATTGTTAAGAAATCTTGGATATTCTCATTTGTAACTTCTTTGAATTTATCAATAATATAATCATGATTTTCTTTAGGTGGTATTACCATATCTCCTATAGTTAATGTATTATCATTTCTAGTGCCACAATGAGAACATGTAAATTTTAAATTTAAATCGTCTCCTACAGAAATACTTCTATATTTAAATAAAAGAAAAACTTTTTCATCTCTAGATAATGTTGAAATTATATCTTCTGATAATCCGCATATTTCAAGTGCATCATCAAGAGTATAATTTTCAAAGTTAACTAATAATAATAAATCTTTTTCTTGATTAGTATTATACGGGAATAGTTTAAATTTTTTATCCCCGTATTGAACATTTACTCTTAATTTTTGCTTAGTTTGCATTAGTTATCCTATTAATACATCTGGATAAAAATCCGGTATTTTTTCAAAATTATATTCATCTGTATGGTTACAATGCGGGCATGTTGCTTCGTGTTTTGAATCTATATTAAATAGCATTTCTTCCCATTGATAAAACAATTCTTCTGCATCACCGTAATCTAGATTATCGATAAAATCATTTAAATATTCAATAGTAAATATATCTTCACCATTTATTTCTTCAATTTGCATTAAAAATTCAATTAAATATATTTCACGTACTGTTTTTGCATCTTTTAAATATTCAATAAATGCTTGTTTATTTTTAATTGATCCCATTTTTAAAGTAACATTATTTGTTTTCAAAATATCATAATCATTATAAGACGGTGTTAACACATTATTAATATCTTCCTCTATAAGAAATTCATTACCGCATTCTTTACAAACTATATTAAAATCAACAATAGATCCAACAGTTTCACATCTAATTTTCATTAACATATATCTATATTCATTTGATGTTAAAGATAAATTTTTATCTTCAATACAATCATATACTAATGCATCTGCAATATCAATTGAGTTTTTTTCTATTAATGCGTTAGTATATTTCTTTTTGTCTTTAACTTTCCATTTTCTGTATTTTACTTCTTTATCTCTAATTTTTGTTGAAAAATTATACATATCTTGAATTGTCTGCGTTTGTTGTGTTATCTCTAACATTTTTATCCTTTATTTTAAATTAACGTCTTTTGCCCATTGAGGTTTTGCTGATTTAAACGTAACACTAAATTCTGCAATTTGCGCTTCAGTATTATTACTAAATTGAAGTTGGCTTATAGAATCTATTAGTGTCTCATCAAATTGAAATACTTTTTTATCGGTTGTTGGCTTTCTACCATCTGAAAATGAATTTAATCCTACTGCCTTTGATAATATTACCGTAAATGCTACATAATCGAAATATTTTTGTCTTTGTTTAAAATACATTTTAGTAAATAATCTGTATAATGATAAATTATTAAAATCTCTAAATGTCATGGAAAATCTGTAAACCTCATCTCGTCCGTTATTAATGTACCAATGTCCACCCATGTATGTTTCAATATTTTGACTATTAAATTGAGGCGTATCAACAGAAATAATAGATGAATTTATGGATGCGGCAAGATGTGTAGGATCAAGCCCGGCGTCATTGCATATATTTGTAATTCCTGCACCTAAAAATTCAACGGTAAAGGCATTTATTAAATCCCAATCTTTCTTGTATGCATCTGCCATAATTGTGCGTAAATCAGTATTTGCCATTGGTTTTATTCCTTTTGCGGTTACATTTATTGAGCCTAGATTAAACTCTTCAGCCATTCTGTTTCCCTCTTTTTAATTATTTATAAATAAAACAAAACCAAATATAAGGTAAGGTAAATTATGGCTTCACAAATACAAAACTTACTTGAAAAAACTTTAGGTGACGGTGCTAGATCTACGAATTATGAAGTATTTTTTAATATGGGTAGTGATACAATATTAAACGATAAAAATATTTTAATTAAATCAACTGCTTTGCCAACAAGATCACATCAAATAATAGATTTTAAATATCGTGGTAAAAGTATTCCATTAAGAGGACAAACTAAATACAGTCAAACATGGGAATGCACATTTTACATAACTGAACGACACGATGTCAGAATAGCTCTTGAAAAAATAATGGATTCATTAGATAATATGAATGATTATAAAGATAATAAAAATAATATAATTAATACATATCATAATGAAGTTTATATTTATCAAAAAGATCATAATGATTACGAAGCGGCTATGTATAGAATATATAACGTGTTTCCAATAGAAGTAGGTGCAATATCATATGATTCTGCACAAGTCGGTGTTATAGCAGAAATGTCTGTTACGTTCGCATATAGTTATTATGAATTAATAGATGTTGCAGCTCAAAAATCTGGAAATGCAATAGACGATTTTATGAAAAAAATAACTACACCATTAAATGATTTTAAACCAGCAGATTTATGGCAAAAAACACCAGATCAAGAATTTGATGAAATTTTTGATGCAGGATTTGTCGGAATGACTCCTGCATATTCTTTTGGTGTATCTAATGCAGAAATGGAATCGCCGGATTCTTATTTATTATCAGCCGATGAAGTTGCAACATTAAAAGCAGCAGCAGCACCAGAAGCTTTTTCAGAAAGGGAGTTTATGGCTGCAGAAGCTAGTTTCTGGAACCCATCTAATACATCGGTAAGTAAAAAATACAATAACTACATCTAAAAATAGGTGGAAAATACAGGTTCTAAAAATATAAAAAAAGGATATAGGTAAGGAAATTTAAATGTCAATAAGTAAATTAAAAGAATCACTTGGTGGCGGACTTAAAAAGAATAAATTTCTTTTAGAAGTTGCAGTACCTGGTATAGATAGCGAAAAATTAAATATTCTTTGTAAAACAGCTGGATTACCACAAAGAACTATCGGTGTAACTGAAGTTTGGTATAAAGGAAGAAAATATAACATTAGATCTGAGACAGATTATGGTGGAGAATACGAGATTACAGTATTAGATGATAGTAAAATGTCACTAAGAAAAGCATTTGATAAATGGATGCAACAAGTTGATGATTCAAGAAAAACAAAATCACCAAAGACTTCAGAAACATCTGCCGGATTATTCTCTGGTTCATCTTTTGAATCAAGTATCAAAGATGGTTTAAGTTTAGTTAATTCAGCTGCATCTTTGGCATCAAAAGCAAAAAATATTATAGAGAATCCGAAACAAGTCATTGGTGATTATGTAATGGGTAAATTAAATCCAAGTAGAGAATCTGCATTAGCCGATTATCAAACAGATTTTAATATTTGGCAACTAAATAACAGTGGTGAAAAAGTATATGGATATAAACTTCAAAATGCATTTCCTAAAAATATAGGATCGGTTCAGTTTGATTCTTCTTCACAGAATGAATTAACAGAATTTACTATTACTTTTGCATTTAGTGAATTTATAACTTTAGAAGACAATTTATTAAAAGACGTAACAAGCGGATTATTCGGTGAAGATGCAGGTGATGCGTTATCGAGTATAGAATCAACGTTCAGTTAATATAAATAAAATAAAAATAATCTTAAGGAGAAAAAAATGGCAAACAAACTAGCAGAATTAAAAACTGCATTAGGTGCAGGAGCTAGAGCAAACAAATATAGAATTAATTTTTCTGTACCAACTGCAATAGCAACAACATCTATTATGCAAAATGCCGATACATTATGTAAAGCAACAAACTTTCCAAGTATGACAATCGGTCAAATAGAGGTGTTTAACCAAGGAAGAAAATTACTTATTCCTGGCGATACAACATATACAAATTCATGGGCAGTAACATTCTATAATACTGAAGATCATGCATTAAGAAGAGATATGATTGCATGGATGAAAGCAGCTGATAATTTCCAAGCTAATACACATAGTGGAAATCCATCTGCGGTTATGGGAGAATTAGGTGTAACACAATTAGATTCAGCTGGTAATGCAACTGCTACATATACATTCCATAATGTATTCGTACAAGAAGTTGGTGAACTCGCAGTTGGTGATGATCAAGTTGATACAATTCAAGAATTTGACGTTACTTTTAGCTTCAGTGACTGGGTAGTTGGAACTGGTGCAGATAATGCTCCTGCAACAGCAAGAGCTGCTACATTAAATGATATAGCAACTGATCCAATAGCTTAGTTTTTGAGAATCCTCTCTGGAGGGTTCAATTAAGATTATGAAAGATATAGGTAAATTATTTAAATGAAAGTAAAAGAATTAACACCAACACAATCTTTTCAAAAAGTAAAGGAATTATTAAAAACCAAAACAAAATTAACTAAAAAGAATTTTATTCCTGGTTCATTATTAATGTACTTTTATGATGCGAAAGATAAAAAACAAACTTATGATAGAACACCTTTAGTTTTAATTCTTAAAAATGGACCAAGACACACATTAGGTTTGAACTTTCATTGGCTTCCGATTAAAATGCGTTTAAAATTAATTCAAGCAATTTTTAGGTTAAATAAAGATAATATTGCTAAACAAAAACCATTAGAGTTTAGATATATAATATTAAAACCAATGTTAAAAAAATTAGGTTATGCGCCATGCATAAGATTATATATTAATAGTAGAATTTCTTCAAATGGTGCAATTGTTCCACCGGAAAGATTAGTTGAAATTGCTTCATTAAAAAGTGAAACATTTACACAAGGTAGATACTCAGCAGAGCAATTATATTCTATGGCTAGAAGAAAGAAAAATTAATTTTAAATTAAACTATTATAAATAATATAAATTAAACACGAAAGGTAAATCATGAGCTTAGAAACAAGCGTTATCCAAAATGCAATGGATAAAAAATATACTGACTTTTCAGCTGCTGTTAAAATTGAGTTACAAAACAAAATGAGTAATCATTCTACGAGTACTAAATATGCATCTGATTATGATAAAATTCAACAAATGAAATCAGTATTTGCTAAGATTAGTAATTCTACCAAGGAGTAAGAAAATGAAATTAATGTTTGACTTAGATGCACAACCGGAATTTATTGTTGAAGAACATATAAATGAAGCAACTGGAACTACATCTAAAAAATACAAAATAAAAGGTATTTTCAGTACAATGGGTGAAAAGAACAGAAACGGAAGAATTTATCCAAGAGATATTTGGGAATCTGAGATTACAAAATATCAAGATAACTTCAATTCTGGTTCTATAAATACACTAATGGAATGGGAACATCCTGCTAGAACAAATGTAGATCCAATGGAAGCTGTTGCTAAAATAACTGCTTTAAATGTAAAAGACAAATATGTTATTGGTGAAGCAGTTTTACTTGATAATCCAAAAGCAAATCAACTTAAATCTTTAATAGATAACGGTATTAAAATCTCTGTTAGTTCAAGAGGTGTTGGAGCTGTTAAAAATGGAATCGTTGAAAACTTTAAATTAGTTACATATGATATTGTAGCTGCACCATCTGATTATAACGCAACTATGAACGGATTAGTTGAAAGTTATCAGTTGAATGAGGGTGTTATTGAAGAGTTGTCGTTTTCTATAGATAGTTTTGGAAATATTGTTACTATGAATGAATGTGAAGGTGCTTGTCATATGTTTGATAAAAAAGATATAGACAATGCGATTAAAGAAAAATTTACAAATTTATTAAAAAATCTTAAATAAATAATACATATATTTAACAGAAATGTTAGAAATGAAATAGTTTGAAAGTATTATTTAATTACTTTATTGTATAAATAATATAAATTTTATAAAAGGAGAAAATATGTTAGAAAAACTTTTTGAATCATTAGATGAAAAAGTATTTACAGCAGAATTAAAAGAAGCTTTAGAAGCACAATTTAATGAAGCAGTAGAAACTAAAGCTGTACTAATAGCTGAAGCTAAAATAGCAGATGCAGTTGAAGAACTAAATGAAAAAAATGAAGCACACGTTGATTTTTTAAACGAAAAAGCTGAAGAATATATTGAAAATGTTAAATCAGAAATGGTTGAATCATTAGATAAATATTTGGAGAGAGTAGTTGAAGAATTTATGGCAGAAGCTGATATGATAATTGAAGCATTTGATGCAATGTTAATTGCTACTGGTGTTGAAGTTGCTAAAATCGTTGAAGCAAAAGAAGATGACGCTGTTGAGAAAAAACTTGAGGAATCTGTTGAAAAATATGATTCATTAATTGAAGAAGTAATTGCTTTAAAAGAAGAAAATGAAACTTTAATCAAAATGGGTGTTATTGCTGAAATGAAAGAAGGTCTTTCTTTAGTTGAAGCTGAAAAATTCGAAAAACTTGCTGCAATCGTTGAATTTTCTAAAGATGAAGTATTTGCTTCTAAACTAGAAACAATCAAAGAATCTGTTAAAGGTACTGTTGAAACAAAAGAAGAAAAAATTGAAGAAAGCGTAGAAGCTGTTAAAGCTCCAATCTGGGCTCATTTAGTTTAAGACTTATATAGTTTTAAAAAATATAAATAATTAAAATCAAATCAAAATAGGAGAATTAAATATGGAAAATATCCAAGCTTTACTAGAAAGTTCTAAGTATGCTGCATTAAACGCGTCTGATAGCGCTGCAATGAGACTTATGTTAGAAAACACTGAAAAAGAACACGCGAGACTTATGTCAGAAGGTACATTATCTGGAGACGTAGCTCAATTTACACCAATTCTTATGCCAATGGTAAGAAGAGTATACCCAAATCTTATTGCTAACGAGTTACTTGGTGTTCAACCAATGACTATGCCTACAGGATTTATCTATGCATTAACTAATCAATATACTGGTACAGGTGCAAGTCACGGTACTACAAATAGTTCTGCTAGAATTTATGTTGCTGCTGGAGCACATGGTTTAACTGCTGGTTCAACTGTTGAAATGGGTGCTACTGATGGTACTGTTCTTTATGTTGAAGGTTTAAATGTTCTTGTTACTGATGGTACAACTCCACTTGTTGTTGGTGGTACATTAGGTACTTCTACTGTTGCTGGTGTTTATACTAACGAAGCTGCATTCGGAAAAATCTTAAAAGGTTATACTGGAACTTATACAACTGCTCAAGCTGAAGCTCTTTCAACTGGTATGAGAGAAATCGGATTCTCAATTGCTAAAAAATCTGTAGAAGCAAAATCAAGAGCACTTAAAGGTCAATACACTGTAGAAATGTATCAAGATCTTAAAGCACAACATGGTCTATTAGCTGACGAAGAAATTATGTCATTAATGTCTTATGAAATGCAAGCTGAAATTGATAGAGAAGTTGTTGATTTCGTTAACGATAATGCTACACAATTA